ATGGCCAAGAGCGGCGGAAGTCAGGTCGCCTGCCTCAATCCAAGCCGAATCAGCAGCGTTGCGGATCTTGAGCAAACCGTTAGCGGTATCTGCCCACCACATATACGCATAAGTGGTCGCAGGCTCGGATGCGCTGGAATTGTTGGAAACAATCGCCGACAGAGCGTTGTTGATGTCTGCGCGGACGGTAGCACCGTCAGCATTGGCGATGGAATAGTCATGCGTAGCCATTATCAAATCTCCGAAGCGGTGACGCTTAATTCTGACACCCGAATATTATACGCGGGATCGTTGACGCTCAATTCGGCCTTGAACTCGAATGCGCGGTGGTTGTACTCATTCACGGTCAGCAGTTCCCAATTCGACCATGTTGGGCTGCCAGTCGGGTCGTCATCGGTGTGGCGGACGAATACTCGGCAATCCCCTGCGGCCGCATCGGTTCCATCGAAGTCAGCCCATGAGTCCATGAGAGCCGTTCTGGAATCCATCTGGTCGAGCGGTTGAGCCAGCGTTGAAGTGATCTTGCGGGTGAGGCGGATACGGCTCACAGAGCCATAGTCGTAGCCGGTGTCGAATAGGTAGTAGCCGAACTGGTCAATCCCGCCTTCACCAATATCCCATGAGGCCAAAGCATCCACATCCGACCATTCATCCATCGTTTCCTGACCGGCAAGACGCAGCAGAGAATCCTCTACGCGCACATCCGATTTCACGCCGGGGAAGGTCGGGGATTCGGTGATCGTGGTCAGCGTGGTATAGGCCAGCGCGGTGGCTGCATCGGTGCTGATTGAAACGGTGTCCGACTTGATCCCAGAGGAATCCACAGCCCTGACCAGATAAGTGCCTTCTACAAGCGTCAGAACGGCAAAGGTAGCCGTACCGTTGAGGCTGGAGCCTGACCCCAGAGATACCGAATTCGCCCATGACGCGCCGCTGGTGAGGCTAGAGTGACGAATCTCGATCTTGCCGCCGATGCGCACATCAAGATCAACCGATTGATCCCAAGTTAGAACGGCCATGCTTGAAACGGCAGAGAGCGTCAGATTGGTCAGCGCGGAAGGCTTGGCTGCAAGGCCGAAAATTTCATGCGTTGAGGTTTTCCATTCGGATGAAACCCCGATGGAATTGATCGCCTTGACCCGGAAGTTGTAAGTCCCCGGCGCAATATCGAGGATGTCGAACTGCGTTCCAGAGGTCAGACCGCCGACGGTATAGAGCGACTCAGAGGTCAGCTTGTATTGCACCTCGTACTGGCGCACAAAAATATCTGCGGCTGCTGTCCAAGTCAGCGTCGCTTTTGCCTTCACGCCTGCGCCATTCTTCGTGATATAGAGCGATTCAGAGATGGCTGGAAGGCCGGGGTTTGCAACTACACTCGGATCTGGAAGATTTGTGTTTGGTGCGTCATCGACTACGGCAATCGTGCCAAAGTCATAAACCGAATCCGCATATTCAAGAAGCGTCAGGGCCACATTGCCATCATTCTTGATCGACATCGACATGACGCGAAATTTCTTGGCCGACCAGCCCGGAGTTGTGTGCGTCACATAAACCACATCGCCGACTTCGCAGCGGGTTGCCTCGATGGTCGAAACAAAACTGACCATGATCTGCTGGCGGCTCTGGTTCAGAGCCATCGTTGCGATCTGCTTGGCCGTGTAGATGTTCGAGGTGAACGGTAGCTGGATCTCGCGCTCTAGCAGCAGGCCGTTGTCAAGTGTGCGCAATGCAGATGACTCAACAACGGCAATGTCGCCCTGCCATGAGCGATCTGGGTTGAAAAACTCAGCCCGGATGCGGTTATAGGTGTTGGTCTTGGAGCCAAGAGAGATGTTCCAAGAGCCAATGATATTGTCCTCGTCAAATGTGAATGAAGCCGTTTCAGGCTTATCAATCACCAGCTTGTATTTGCCACCGCTGAATACCAGCATCCCACGACAAGCAGTCAGCAGTTCGCGGACAATCTCAAGGCTTGTGCGGCTGGTATCAACTACGCCATCACAGGTATATCGAGTCGCAGTTGTCCCGCCTTTTGTGACGGTTTCATCGCAGTAATTCGCAGCCGCGCTGAATGAGGTGTCATCGATCATGCTCGATGGAATGCTGCGGCCATACCTTGCATTGGTCAGATAATCACGCAAGCAAAGTGCGGGATTGTTCGAGAATGCCGTGGTTGTGTCGCGCGGATCATAAACTTTGATCCCATCAACATCTGCCGTAATGGTCGGGAGTCCGCCGGGGAAGGCATCTTGATCGTATTTCAGGCGCACATACAAATAAGCCGTACCCTGAAGCCGATGGGCAGAAGTCCAGTTTGCAACGCGACTCACAAGATTTGAGTCTGCCGTTTGAGCATCTGATCCGGTGTACTTTGTGACCTCAACCAATCCGCTGAACTTGGAATCGCTGGTTGCGATGTCGTTCAGATAGACCGTATTGATCGCGTTGATTTCGCCCTCGCCGACTGCAAGAACGATGTGCAGATATTCGTTGTCAGTTCCGCTGGCCTCGATGAATACGCGAGTTCCGCCTACCTTGCGTGAGCCATAAATGACAGGTATCGGTGCGACCGGAGATGCGTCATTAAACAGAATCCCCTGCGCCTTATTGTCCAATCCGGGCATTTCCGGCTGGTCTGGCGTAAGGCCAAGAACCTCATTCGCGGCATAGCTGATCGCCATACCGATTGCAGCGGTGGTCGCGGCATAGATGAAACTGCCGGCAACAATGGTTGTGCCTGCATAGATCGCAGCGGTTGCGGCAGATGCGGCAGCGGCAGATCCAACGGCTACGGCAACGACTGCCATCTCAGCACCTCATCTATCTCAGGCAGTTGATCTTGAGCCACCAGAATCACCCCATCCTCATCGCTGACAATCGCAATCTTCTGGCCTAGAAAAACCCCGACAGAATGCCATTGTTTCTCGTGCGCCAGCTTGCGTGACATGATAACGAAATCGCCAGTCTGGACATAGGCCGGATCGACATTCACGCAGCCTTCAGCGCGCAGATGATCCGCAATCGACCCATTCCTACGCATATATTTCCATGCGGTTTTCTGATCGCTCCAGAGGCCAGTCATGCGATCCCTGCGATCTCCCCCAAGCATGGCATCCAGCGCGCCTGCGGCGAACAGCGGGCAATCATTCCTGCCAAAGCAAAAAGGCTCTCCGATGAGAGAGCCGACATATTGGTGAAGCGCGATCTCGGAGGTCGGATTCACGCCGTTCCCCACTTGATCTCTTTGGTGATTTCTGAAGCAAACTCAAATCCTTTATCGCCCGGAAACCAAATCTGCTGCTCCTCGTGATTGGTTTTGCGTCCCGGCCTGCGCTCGAAATCGACCCACGCATTTGTACAGTTCACGGTCACAACACTTGTGCCTGCGTCTGGATCTTCAGCGATAACCGGCTGATCCATGCGACCGTCGAAGATCAGAACAGGATCGGCAATCACTGCTTCGGTGTTGGTATTCAGGAATGCCTTGTAAATTTTGATCTGGCGGTCGATATAGCTAACCGATAAAAACTTGGAAATATAAATCTGATCCACGCCAGATAAGGAAACGCTCATATTAGAAACGACCAACTCATGCGTTTCTTCAATATCACCAAAACCTAATAGATGACCCATCGAGATATAAATTCTTCCAGCCCACGAAACCTGCCGATATGCGTCAGTCAGGTAGATCGTTTCGCCGTCAAAATATACCTCGCACAGGTGAACCGGAAAGTTCTGCTCGGCTCCGAGTTCTATGATGACATTCGTTGAGGCGTTGCGATCCATTACAGAACCTCAAGCAAACTCATTTTGAACTGGAATATATTGGGCGCGCCGCCATCAAACTCGGCCATATCATCGGAAAAGCGAACCGTGAACGGTACATTGCTGACTGTGACTGCCTCATCATCGGCAACGCTTGATGTGAGCGGTGGCTCGATGGTCAAGGTTGAGTTGCCAGAGCCATCCGAGGTTGCGTCTGCCACGACCATGTACACCTTGCTGTGATTGGCAAACTTGATGAAATCTCCAGCCTTGAGGCAAGTGATCGAGTTAGACCAGCCATCAGTCACGATGGTGTTATCTCCGGCAGACTGCGCGCCATTCACAAGCGGCGTGCCAGTAGCGGTTCCCTGTGGGCTAGAAACGGTCGGCGGGTAATAGCTGAAGGTTTCGTACTGCCCGCGCTGCTTCACCGCAAACGCATAGATCGGCGCAAACTCGCTGCGCGTCATGGGCGGAAAGTTGATTTCCAGCATCCAGCGATGCCCACCCCGGCGGCGGCGTTGCTCTTTGAGCGAATGCGCAGTCGAAACGAAAGTCGGCGAAAACGACTTGATATTGATCGAAGCCGCTTCTGGGCTTGTCGGGAAATTACCGCTCATCCGTTCGGCCCTCGTTGTCCGCGTCGATTGTAGGCTTGCTGAACCATCCCAATAATCGATCCCTTATTTGCCATCAGGAATTGTACGCCTGTCTGAGTATCCACAGCGTTGATATTGAAGTTCACGACAGTAGGTGCTGAAACGCCGCCAGAGCCATTGTGGTCAATTACAGTTTCATTCGGGTGCAAGATAGCAGGGAAGCCTCCGCGACCGTCTACGCCGCCTGTGCGCGCCCCTGAGCCTGTATATCCGCCACCAGCAAAGGATGACCAAGTAGCAAGGGCGGTAGTCTGCGCCGAAAATGGCGTTGTGCCGTATTGGTTTGCCGTGGCGAATTGAGTTCCGATACTGCTAATGCCCGCTCCCAGAAATCCGGTGGGGCCAGTCATTCCAAGCAGGCTTTGGCGAATCTGAATTCTGATAAGGTCAGAAATGATCGAGCGAGCCATATCTTTGAAGTTCAGCTTCCCGGTCATGGTGAATTCAACAAGCGCATCCTCCATCGTCTTAAATGCGCGAGTTGTGGCAGAAGCAATTTCATCGCTGACAGATTTGATGCCGCTGCGATAATCATTCATTCCCTTAGAAACGCCATCGACAATCTCTGCCGTGGTTTCCCATGCTTTTTCTTTTACCTGTTCCATATCATCTTCAAACTGCGGAACATCAACCGCGATGACAAGTTCAGGAAGTTCAATGAAATCAGAAGGAACCGGAGCAAAATCTCCGAATGTTCCAGGAGTCGTTATATCTTCCGCCATCATCCCCAATCTTTGGCTTTCTTGAATAGCCAAACCAAGAAGGGTAGTCAGGCCAACAATGGCTTTGACCGCTGGGCCGCCCGGAGTCCACATTGCAGCAAACAGGGCAATAAGTTCCTTGTTGTTGGCTTTTGCGAACTTGAAGAGTTCTAGCATTCCGCTAGTAATGTCTTGAACGGCTCTTTTCGTATCAGGGTCTTTGAATGTTTCTGTGAGTTCTTTGACGATATCCGTCATTTCCTCAAAGACACCAGCTTCGGCAATAGCCAATTTCAGTTCAAACCAAGCATCTTCCATCATGGAAACTTGGCCGACATAAGTATTGGCTAGATCGTTTGTCGCGCCCTTCATCGTGGTCGTTCCGTCCGCCCACAAACTAACAAGTCTTTGTCTTGTTTGTTCTGCGGTGTAGGAAACGCCAGATTCAAAGCCGAGCATCGCCGTGATGCCGCGCTCACGGAACAATTCAGCAGAGGCAATGCCAGCTGACATTGCGCGCTGGATTTGCATTGCGGTTTCTTGGAAAGAAAGCCCAGAAACGGCTGCAATATCGCCGGTGATTTCTAGAAGATTGTTTAAATCGTCAACGCCATCGCCGACAGTCAGAAGGGAGGCAGAAGCCGATTGGATTTCTTCGAGAGCAAATGGAACCTTGCTCGCATAGTTGCGCATCGCGTTGAAGGCTTTGTTGGCATCCTGAGTGGAGCCAGTCATAAACTTCAAACGAACACGCAGGGATTCGACTTGAGAAGCCGAATCAATAACAGATTTACCTAATGCGACACCAGCAACAGAAACAGCAGCAAAGGCAATCTTTAGCTGTCTGGCAACATCTGCGGTCAGCTTCATCTGCCGCTGCGCCGACTTCATCGCTTTTTCAGTTTCGTCCCTTGCGATAATTCGGATTTTTATTTCTTCGGGTGTTGCCATCTTTTGCCTTCTTGTTGAAGTAAGCGATCCAGCCGTTGAATTCCTCGACTGGCATATCTTCTATCTCAGCTACCGTTTTGTGCAGTACCTCCGCCAGAGAGTAGACGGCAAACAGTTCTGGATCGCTTTCTAGTTTCCCTCAAAGTCCTCAACAGACTTTGTGATGGTCATCTCATTGGCAATTCGGGTGATGACCTTCGGATCTACCGAGTTCATCATGGTCACTTTGTCGCCAATGTCAAAAACAGGATTTCCTGCCTGATCTAGCGCCTTCAGGATCACCATTCGCGTCAGAAACTCAATGTCATCTTCTTTGGCGTACTTCTGCAACTTCTTGCGTTCGCCAAGAGTGAACGGTTTTGAAAAGATGACAGTAGGATTGCCTTGTTCATCTTCCCATTCTGGCACAGTGATCTCGATGATCTCCTGCTTTTCAAAATGCGCCTTGGCGCGATCAAGAATCGACATTTTCCTCTCCGATAAGGCCGAGCATGGTGTCAATGACGGAAGGCAGGCTCGGAACTCTGCTTTTCGGGAATGACCCTATCCGCCACCGACTCGGTTTAGGCTACGGTTCCCCAAGTAACCGCACCATTCGCTTCAAAGCTAAAGGTCGCTTCAACCATGCCATCGAAAGAGGCAGATACGCCAGCTTCGGTGATGATTGCAGACAGGGTTGCATAGGTATCGCCTGAAGTTGCACCCTCTGGGTACAGGTTCAAGGTTACTTCTGCGCCGACAGTCATTGCGCCCTGTCCGGTAGTATCAGATTCATCCCAGTAAGCGGTGATTGAACCAGATGCAGAAGTTAGACCCGCCTTGCGAGTGCGAGCAGAATCGCCCATCGTGGTATCTTCAATCGTGTCCGCAGTTTCAGAAAGGCTCCAATCCCGCACTTCCGCAACGGTATTGGCTCCCACTTTTACAACGCCTTCGCTGCCCTTGTGATTAGCCATTTTCAATTACCTCGTCTTGAGTTGATTCAGCCGGGATCGGCTCTTTCTTGGTTTTCGCCTTCTTTTTAGGCATTTCTTCTGCCCACCCTCTTGCCTTCATATTGTCAATCTGGCTCGGATGAACGGAAATCGGTTCACTTGCATTTGGGTGATACATCAGCATCAGGTTGTACCTCTCGTGAAATCGTACATGACGCGGGCCGTTACGATAATCCCCCCAATCGGATCTATCGCGCCTTCGTCTGTTTCGATGGAAACAATCTGCGTGTCCTTAGCATATCCGCCGCGAGTACGGTCAGCATCTAGGGCTTCTTCAATTGCTTCGATTAAGTTATTCCGAGCGGTATCAATGGTCGCGGCCTTCACATAGCCAACGATCTGATAATCAATGTTCCCGAATCTTTTAATCCCAGAGCCGCCAATGGTAGCGTCCTCACGGCTCTCAGAGGCCGTCTGAACGAGGATTGCCGGAAACTGAGCATTAGATAGCTTCTGGAAGTCAAAAGGCTCTCTAGTGACATAGGAGGCGGCCACAGGGCTACTCATAGCCTGCAATGTGGTCACGATATTGCCTGCAATGGATTCACGCAGACTCATCCGATCACCGCCTTGCTAGTCAGGGATTTGTAGAAGAATTTTCTGATCTTCTTTTGTTCGCCATTATTGAAGCCGAACCACGGACGCTTGATGTTCAACATGGCGGCTTTTTTAGCTTCGGTAGCGCGAGAAAATCCAATAATGGCTTCATCCTTTCGAACGGTATGTTTGATGCTACCTAGCATCTTGCCGGAGAAATTGAAGTCCACGGTATTGATCTGGCGGCCCTTCTTCTTTCTGAACTTGGCATAGCCGGCAGAATACGGAGCGAATATCCCACGATAACCGCGACCTTCTTCTGTACGATTCAGCAGGTAGCTTTCGGCATATATCGCCGTGACATTCAAAGCCTTTCGGACATTACCCGGTAACTGCATGGAGATTTCACGCAGCCTGCGCTCCATGCTTTTTGAGTCAAAGTCGATTTCTACTTTCACCGGAACAGGCGTCCAGAATAACGGGGCTGCTTTTCAGTATTGGTCACAGTCGAATCGTTGTCCGCATCGTATTCCACACCATCACGGAAAATGGCATCCATTTCCTCTGCATATCTGGCGCGGTAGAAGTCAATCATATTTTGGAAACGGTCGCCATCAACCCAATTCGTTAACTGCGGGAGAGCGTATCTCCACAGGACAAGATAGGCGGCTGCTCGCGTCCATTGGGAATCTGTAAGGAGGGTCGGATCAAGTTCGCCGGAGAATCCGGTCTTGTCCCACCATTTGTTTCTGATCTCGCGCTCAATATCAGCCTGTGCGCGGGCGTGTTCGTCCGCAAATGACGAAATGCCTAGCGTCAGAATATCTGGCAAAAGTGCCGTCAGGTCAGAATCAGTCGAGAATGCCATTGCATCACCATTTCACTTTGTCGGCCCAGTAAGCGGCAGACATTTTACCCTTGGCGATGTTCTTAGCGTGACGAGCCTTAAACGCCTTGCGGCGGGCTTTGGCTTCATCTGATTCGCCCTTTCTAGGCGGCGAACCCTTTACACCCTGCT